TAAATTCTTTAATTGCCTTTAAGATTTCAGCATCATTGTTTTTGATTTCCTCAATTATCGGCTGGGGTGCTTCTGCGACCGCAGTGATTTCTTTAACGATTTCAATCTCCAATAAATCCGCTTGAATCCTTTTTATTTCAATCTCCATCAACGCAAAAGTTTCATCGGTAAATTTACCGCCTTTAAACGCTTTCAAGAGTTTCTCTAGCCTGTTTGCTAATTGTTCTTTCTTTACTTCACTCTTTACTGAAATGGTTGGTGTTTCAGGGTTTGCTGCCCATAATACCGCACTACCTTCATAAAGTTTAAGTTCAGTAATTGTTCTTACTCCATCCTTACCTACGCTTGAATTTATTGTAGTAAATCCAATTGAATGCTGATTGATTAAACCTGCATCGTACATCTTCATTATATCTTCACCTGTTTCGGTCATTACTATTGGAGTAACTGCAATAAGCATATCACCTTCAACATATAATTGTTCAGGCTTACCTATTACAGCCTCCATTTCAGCACAATGGTCAACTAAAGACCAAATCAAGTTTTTACCTGCTGGACCTCTTTCGCTTAAAGTCTTTGTGAATGCTTCAGGAACGATAATATCATTGTCTAAATCTACATTACCTGTTCTTGCCCATACTGCTTTTACTCTGCGTTGTTCGGTATCTACATCCATTACTTCGTAGCCGATGTCTTGTTTTTCAACAATTAAATCTTTTGATGCGTAAGTTTTCATATTTACAAAGTTATATTTTTTTTTATTATTCAAACAAGTCTGCAATCAATCTGCCTATTTGCATTCCTACCACATTAGTTAATATGCCCCAAATCATTCCGACATTCCCTTTTGGTGGGTTATCTTGTAGCTTTAATAGTTTGCCATTTTTATCCCTTTGTGCCTCATATCCTAAAGTACAACGGCAGTTACAAACGTCTCCAGCACTACCACTTGAATCGCACGGATGTAGCATTAAATCAAATCCACCTTTTTTGTTTTGTAGTTTAAAGGTTTCATCTATTGGTAATTTTTTGCCATCCATATTTAGATGGTCAAATTGGTCTCGTGGAATCCTTCTAGTTCTATTGTCTTTTGCTGCAATCCATTCTTTCATTGTTACAAGCCCAGTACTCGTTGCTCCAACCATTGAGCCAATATTGGCAGCCCTACCTGTTTCCGTTCTAGCAATAAGTTCTGCTCTATAATCAGTAATTCCTGCACCCCTTAATAAAACTATTGTTTCAGGTAGTGTTAAGTTTTGTTCGGCTGATTGTACTAAATATCTTCTAATTTGGTCCTTTGTTGTATTCGTGATGTCGGCAGCTAATTGGTCAAGTCCTTGCGTTTGCAAATATTGAAGGATAGTATAACTAAATAAATCCGTTTCAGCTGATTTAACCTCCAATGCCTCGTAATGCCCCTTTACAGACCTTTTAACGACCTTACTACTAATTTGAGCCATCTTTACACCCATAGCTAAATGGAGCTTTTGTATGGTCTTTTTAATGGCTTTATCGCTAATTGCGTTGTAGTCTAGTGTACGGCAATAGGTATTCACTTGATTTTGTAGTTCTTTCTTGAACTTCGGTGAATATTGTTTTAATGCGTTGGCATATAATTTTCTATAATCTTGCCAAATCATTTTATGGGTTTTGGTCAGGAATATTCAAAGGTTGAAATTGGTCAATAGTTTGCAATCCTGTTGGGATATAAAGTTTCTCTAACTCTTCAGTAGGGATATAATCAGGAACATTGATATTCATTATTTCCAACTTTTGTTTAGGGCTAATCCACCACGCTTTATCAAGCCATTCAGTTTGTTCAACTTTGTTTGCTTCTAATTCGCCAAAAACTGAAATATCATAATCTACATAAAGATTTGTTCCTTTATAACCCCAATCGGAATGTAATTTTCTATTAAGATTATCAGTCAAAGAGTTAAGTAATGGGATGGCACAACGAAGTGTTAATGCCTTTTCCCCTTCTCTTTGATTGTTATAGGTCTTTGAATCGCTATCGTTTAAAAGTTGACTAGGTACTCCGTAAATGTTACAAAGTGCTTTTAAATCCCATTTTTCTGATTCAATGATATTAAGTTCAACAGGAGAAAGTCCGATTTGTTTCCAATCTACTTTATAACCTGATACTGCAATTGAGTTGTAGTTTAAGCTACCACCTTTTTCGCTTACTGCCTTTTTAAGTGCTTGTGCTTGTTGTTGTCCACTTGTGGGGTCAAAGCGGTCATCGTTCATAAATAAAACTCCAGCAGGTCCACCATTTTGGAATGATGCAACGGCAGCGGTTTTAGCTTCGTTACTTCTTGTTAAGTTTTTGGCTGCTGCTCGTAGCGGTGATTGTCCGTACAATTGTCCACCTGTAACTCCCCATTGTGGATTGAAGTACTTATCGTGTAAGATTTCTTTAGTATCAAATGACCACATTTGTCCGTAATAAAGTTGATACCCAGCTCTTGTTGGGGGGAACACATTGATATTTGCAATGATAGCCATATACTGACTAGGAAGTGCAAATAATTCAAATGGTTTGCCTTGATTGTTTCCTGCTTCAATAAGTTTGCCATAAATAAAAGAATTACCTGTTATTAACTTAAAACCGCACCATTGTTCAACTAAATCACTCCAGCAATCTTCCTCATTTGGATATTTTAATAACTCGTTTAAGCGTTGGTCTCCTGTGTAAAGTTCGTATGCCTTTTTATGTAAAGTCTCAAGTTCTTTTAAGTTGATGTCTTTTTGTGCAGCTAAAGATTTGTATTTCTTTGCAGCCTTTTCATCTACAACCTTATAAACGTGGAATGGTGCAATTTTAGCTTTGTCGGTAATTAGTTTAATGATTGAGTAAACTATATCGTTTGCTACATATCCATCATCAACAAAACTTCTTTGGTCTGCTCCTTGCCAAGTAACTATACCCCTTTCAATTGCTATTTGGGAGTTCATTGGAATTGTTGGAAATAGTGTGTTAATCTTCTTTTTAGTGAAGATGTCAAATAAACCCATATTATTAGAATTTAAACAAAGTTAAAGAAATTATACTAAAATACACTTACTGCAAATTTAGGTTTGGTTAAATGAGTAAATACTGCATATCGTGAAGCATCCAAAGCATCATCATTTGCTTTTACAGGTTCTTCAATTACATTATCGTTTTTATCCTTTTTCCATTTGTAAGACATAAATTCCCTTTTTAGATTTTGACTATGAAAGTGAATGTTTATAGGATAAGATTTCATTTTAACTATTCCTGCCCATACATCTTTTTGAGCAGGTTTAATATTAAATCCTTGTCGGTAAAGTTCCTCTATTGATTTAGGTTCGGCTGCATCTGCGTAAATGGTTGCTCGTTCAGGCACTTTTTCTTTTATCAATCTTGTTAGGTCGGATAAGGTAAGACCACTTTGATAAATGATTTCCTCAAAGTAATTCTCTCCTTCGTGATGGGTAACCTTTATAAGTGCAGCTGGGTGGACATAACCAAAGTCAAGCCCATAGAATACATCGCCTTCAGGTGCGGTGTCGTATTGTTTCCATTGGGTGTAAATAAGTTCTTTTGCTGCACCTCGTTCTCCTAATCCGTAAACCTTCCACATAAAATCATCAGGTAGGTTTTTATACTGTTCAATGTTTTTTATTTGTGATTCGGATAGGTTTGGCAGGTTGTTTAGGTATGTAGAATGGATGCGTTTGTTTTCAGGATTGTCGGCTATTTCATAAACCCAATTAACAAAGTCAGCAGGATTCCAATCAAGGAACACCTTGCCTGTTGTTCTCATTAGTAATTGGTCGTAAAGTGTACGCTTGATTAAGTTGGCTTCGTTTATAAATAGCACATCCCTTGCTGGTCCTCTTGCCTTGCTTTCATCTTCAAGTCCAAACAGTTCAATGTAAGACCCATTGGGGTAAGTGTAAATAAAATCCGAAAAGCTAAAGTCATTGTCTTGCCATAAACCCCAATTCTCCATTATACTTTTAAAATCCCTATAAACTCCTCGCTTGATATGTGGAAGGGAATGCGATACAAT